TTCTCCTTCAGCCTCATGGCCGCTGGTCCTCTCTCGCTGGTTGACCTGTGGTTGTTACTTTACCGGCCTGCCTGCAATGTGTCAAGCGAGCACCGGGCGGCCAGCGGACCAGCCGCCCGGTTGTCACTTCACTGTCAAGGCTGGCGGGGGATCTCCTCGGTGCGGTCCACCCGCCAGCGGGCCACGTCGATGGGCCGCAACGTCTCGCCCACGGCGCGCCGGGGGAGGCCCGCATCGGTCATCTCGATGACGGCCGTGTCTCCCGGGTCCTGGCCGGTGAGCACCGGAGCCAGGCCGAGCCGGGCGCGCATGGCCCGCGTACCCGCGTCGTCCACCGGCCGGAGCTCGTCGGTGATCTCCAGCTCGCGGAGGTGACCGGCCAGGCTCTCCGGGTGCGTCCAGGGGAGCTCCCGGGGGATCTGCCAGTGGTCGCCCATCCAGCCCTGGATCAGGTAGTGCCCGGCCCCGTCGTCCCACCGGACGGTCAGCACCTGGCCCACGTGCTCGCCGCGCCACGTGCCGGTGGCCGCTACCCGCTGGTCGTTGTCCCTCAGCGCGTCGCGGCGCTGGCGCTCCGCCTGGCGGGCCGCCGCTCGGCGTGCGTCCTCGCGCTGGCTCAGCTTGTGGATCATCAGGCCCGCGAACACGGCGGCCGTGAAGATCCCGAACACCACGGCGGCCAGGTGGACCCAGGTCCACGTGTCCGTCCCGATGATCCGGAGCACGATCCCGAGCGTGATCCCGGCGGCCGATGCGTACAGCACGACCCACCACCGACTGGGCTCGTGCGGGGTATCCTGGCGGTGCTGGCTCATCGTCCGCACCTTCCTTTCCTGTTCGGTCTCGGCCCGCTCCCCTTCTGGAGCGGGCCGTGGTCGTCTCAGCGGACGAGTGCGTCCGTATCGCCGCCGATCAGCACCGGCTCGTGGCTGTCCACGTGGGCCTGGCCCAGCTCGAACACGCGCTCCTCGGTCCAGTAGTGCATGGGCTTGCCGCACTCGGTGCACGTCCCGGCATAGCCCCGGTACGGCCCGGTCTTGAACACGATCCCGATCCCGGGGTCTACCTGGTTGAACACCACGAGTTGCGTCATGCCGAGTACGTTACCGGCACGACTGCAAAGTGTCAAGGGGTGTCCTGACTGGACACATTCCCGTCACGCCTGTAAGGTAGACACCAGTCGAGCCAGCGAGGCTCGGGGACGAGGAGGACAGCATGGGAGCCAAGGACAGCGAGGGTCCGGGCCGGGGAGACAAGAGCTCGGGCGGTTCGACCGGCGGCCGGGGAGGCGCTGGCACCGGACCGGGCCGCACCGAGGGCACCGGCCGGGACGGGAACGAGAGCGGCCGGGGTACCGGCTCGGGCTCGGGCAAGCGGTGATCCCGGGGTCAGGACCCGGCCGTGGGCTGCCCTGGTGGCGCTGGCGGCGGGTCCTGACCCTCCGGCCGGACCCGGGCCTGATCGGACCGGAGCCAGCGCCGAGGGGTCAAGCGCGCGAGGGCCGAACGGTGGCGAGGATCGGAAGGGCGTAGAGCGTGAGGGCGTGGCTGTACCGGCACCTGACCTGGGGGGACCGGCGGCACTGGGAGCTCACCATCGGCCGGTTGTCGGTGGACCGCTGGTGCGAGGGCGCGCCGTGCGGGCTCCCCAACGGCATCAGCCACCGGCACCCGGTCAGCGTCCGGCGCTGGCGACGATGCCCACCTCCCGGTGTTGACACTTCACCGTCACGGCTGTGACCAGACACAGAACGGCCCGGCCTCCCAGGGGGAGAGCCGGGCCGCTGTGCGTGGGTCAGCGAATCGCGCCGGTGGCCGGAGCGATCGGCTGACGGTCGGCCGCCGGGGTCACCTGGGGCCGGATGCCGAACAGCGCGAACCCGGCCAGGATGATCCCGCCCAGGCCCGTCACGGCCGCCTCGGACCAGTGCAGGCCGTACTCCGCGAACAGCGCGGCGGCGGCCGACACGGCCGCCACGTACAGGCCCGGCGCGATCGGCCGCGTGGTGACCGCGATGATGACCGCCGTGATGGCGGTGGTGGCCGCCACGGCCTGGCCGGTGTTCAGGAAGTCGAACCCGAGGCCCGCCACCCACGTCAGCACCGAGCCGATGAGCCCGATCCACAGAGCGGGCTCCCTACCGAAGATCCTCACCTGTTGTCCTCCTGCTACTGCTGGGCGGCGGCCACGTTGAGCGTGCCGCCCTGAACCTCCAGCACGCCGGTCAGCGTGCCGTCCCTCCCCGCCGGACCCTGGGGGCCAGCCGGGCCGATCGGACCCTGGGGACCGGCCGGTCCCGCCGGGCCGCGCGCACCGGCCGCGCCGGGAGCCCCGGGCTTACCGGCGCGCTTGTCCATCATCGCGGCCAGCATCCGGAACCCGTGCCAGCCGGTGATGGCCGTGGACTTGCCCGCCGTGCTGCTCAGCTTGGCGCGGCTGGCGTTGACGGCGGCCTCCATCTTGGGGCCGTAGTCGCCGTCCACCTCGCCCACCTGGGCACCGAAACCGAGGTCGTGGAGGACGTACTGCCAGAACACGACCTCCTGACCGTTGTCACCCTTCTGGACCAGCATGTCTCCCTCTCCGATGTCGCCGCCGCCGGTGCCGCCGCGCACCGAGGCCAGCCCGAGCGAGCCGGTCCAGTTGTCGGCGGTCTGGGTGTAGTCGCCGCTGAAATGCGCGTGCTTGTCGTGCTTGTTCGCCCCGGTGTAGGTCCGGGTCTTCCAGCCGTCCGAGCGCGCCCAGATGCGGCCCTTGTAGATGATGTAGCGGAACGGGATGTAGCCCCCGGCCCTGGCCTTCTTGACCAGGTACTGGACCACCAGCTCCATCCAGTCGATGGAGGAGCCCTTCACCAGGTCGCGGTCCACGTCGATGGCGCGCACCTCGTCCAGCGCGTCCCCGTCCTTGTACTCCGCCTTGCCGGTCCGGTCGGGGTTGTGCCCAGAGCTCCCGGTCTGGTGAGCGAGGTCGCCCACCGAGCCGTCGCTGGCCTTGTCCCGCCCGGGGAACACGGCGTTGAACTCGGCCCGGACCGTGGTCAGGCCCTTGGTCAGCACCCAGGCCATCAGGCGCTCACCTCCCCGATGGACGTGGTGCCCCAGTCGGCCTGTGCGTCGTCGTCCCAGGGGTCCGGGATCTCGTCGCCCAGGTGCTCCAGGGGGTCCTCGTCCGGGGCCGCCGCGTGTGCGTCGGTGCCGAACGTCAGCCGCTCGTCCACGCTCGGCTCAGTCGCGTCCGTCAATGCGTCCTCCTCCCCTCGCTGTCACCTCACAGTAACAGCTTCAGCCGCGTGTCCTCGCGGCCTTGCGCGCCATCCGGGACCGCCCGGCCCGGGTGACCCCGGCGTTGGCGATGCGCGCGGCGGAGCTCTTGCTCATGCCCTTACGCCGGAGCGCCTTGTACGCCCGGTGGCGGCTCCGCGCCACGTAGCCCTTCCGTCCACCAGCACTCGACACCATGCCGATCACCTCCACCTCCAGTGTCTACCCGGGGAGGGACACAGAGAAGCGCCCCGACCAGCGGCCGGGGCGCTTCTTGACTGTGAAGTGTCAGGCGTGGTTCTGGTGGGCCAGGATCAGGCCCTGGCGCTCCAGGTCGCGCTCCACCAGCGTGGCCGCCCGGGGGAGGCCCTTGTCCCGGTGGGTCGCCATCGACTCGGCCAGCGCCCGGCGGCCGGGCTCGCCAGCGTCCACGAGCTGGTCCGCGCCGATCATCCGCATGAACCAGTCGGCCGCCGTGCCCACGCCGGTGCCGCCAGCGCCGCGCGGCCCGGTGTACTTCTCCGCGATGGCGGCGGCCATCGCGTGCTCCAGGGTGTTGTACCACTCGTTCACCCGCCCGGCCTGGCTGGAGCCCTCCACGATGGCCTGGGCGAACCCGTACAGCTTGCGGCCCTCGTAGGTGTCGCTGATCTGGCGGCCGTCGATCTCGGAGAAGATCCACTCCCCGATCGTCCAGGTCTGAGTGGGGTACAGGTCACGGCTCATCGGAACGTGTCCTCCTTGGGGACCTCGGGCGTCGGGAACTCGGACAGACCGAGCTCGCGCGCCACGTCGTTGATCATGCGTCGGATGTCATCCGGGTGGAACTGGGTCCAGCACCGGGCGTCCGTGCTCTCGCCACGGTGGCCCAGCGCCTCGTGGTTGCTGTGCGCGCCCTCAATCCAGCCGTCCAGATTGACCAGGAGGGAGTACAGCGCCAGGCTGGCGGCGGCCCGATGGTCCGGGTCCGTCAGCTTGACCGGGGTCCGGGTGTCGGTCAGCTTGACCGGCCACCCGGCCGGGCTGAGCACGGTCGGCCCCGGGTCATACTGAGCGGGCTCAGGCCCGGCGCAGTTGCGGCCCTCCACACAGCCGTGGCCGCACGACTCCAGGCCCGCCTCGGCGCGCTGGGGCCGCTCGGGCATCCGGTCCAGGATCTGGCCCAGGATGCCCATCAGGCCCTGGTACTGCCCGGCGTTCACAGCGGGTCCGTCCGGTCGGTACCGGCGCTGATGATGTCGGCCAGCTCCACCTCGCGGCCGTGCCACTTGCCGCTGGTCCGGATCTCGATCCCGTTCTCCCGGAGGAACCCGAGCGCCCAGCGCCGGGTCTCCTCCCAGTCGTGCTGTTCGAGCGTCACGAACCGGCAGTTCGAGCCGCTGAACTGGGTGGCCTCGTCCTGGGTGTCCCGGCGCATCCGCCAGCGGTTCACCGACCACTCGGGAAGGTCTTCCTCCCCGGCCTTCTGGAGGTCCACCCACACGCGGGCGGCCTTGACCACCACGGCGGGGATGGCGCGCTCCTCGGGCTGGCGTCGCCTCATGTCGTTGGGGCTCCGGTAGACCATCACCGGCTGGCCGGGCTTCAGCTCGCCCAGCTCGGGGCGGGGAGCGTAGCGGCTCGGGTGCATGTCCTGTCTTCCTTTCCAGGGATGGTGCGGCGGCCGGTCGCCCGGCCGCCGCGCCGGGTCACTTCTTGTCGTCGGTGCTCTCGTCCTTCTTGGGCTCGGCCGGGGGCTGCTTGGCCTTCTCGATCTTCTCCGGCGGGATGCGCCGGGTGCCGCCGTCCCCGAACTGGTCCTTGCCCACTGGGTCCTCCTCCTCGCCGCGTCCCTCGCGGCTTCTGGTGACTACCTTACCGTCAGGACTGCAAGGTGTCAACAGCGGGTCTCACCAGGGCGTTGACGTGCAAGTGTCAGCGACCGATCGGGGACAAGCCCGTTGCGGGGAGCGAGCCCACGGGCTCCACGAACGTGGCCGTGCCGGTCCGGTGCCGGTCCGCCCACAGGCTCATCGCCACGGCGTCGCCACGGTCCGGCGAGCGGCCGAGCCGCTTCACCACGTCCTCCTTGGTCTCCACCTTGATCTTGGGCGGGACGCCGGTCGTCACGTCCCAGCGCGGCGTGGTCAGGTCGCTGATCATCAGGTCGTCCGGGGGGAGCGCCAGCACCGGCTCGTACGCCGGGTCCAGGAGCTCGCGGAGGTTCCAGTACGCCGCGCTCCGGACGTTGGTGAACCCGTACTTGCCGGAGCGGTCCCGCACGGGGGTCTTGCCGGAGCCGGTGTACGCCAGCGGCCGGACGCCCAGCTCCCGGAGCCGGTCGTAGACGCCAGCGCCCAGGCCGATCACGTCGATGATGGCCCGGCCCTCGCGGCCCTGGATCATCCCCACGGTCGCCATCGTGTCGCGCCGCCGGTGGCTCTCCAGGGTGACCGCCCAGCCGTCCCGGGCGGCCAGGACGGACTCGTCCCCGCCGCGCCCCACGTCCACGCCGGTCCACAGCGGGCCGCCGGGGGAGGGTCGGCCAGCGCGGTCCCACTCGTGCCAGCGCTCGATGGCCGCCTCCAGCCAGGCCAGCGGGATCACGCTCTCCTCGTCGCTGGCGTGGAACTCGCCCAGCACGCGGTTGTGGTAGATGGCGCTGTCCGCGCCCCATTGCTCGCGGCGCTGCTCGGCCCACTGACGCGAGATCCGGCCAGCCTCGATGGCCTCCTGGATCGTGACGTGCCGGGTCCACCAGTCCGCGTACCCGGGCGCGCGCCGGTGGATGTCGTAGAACCGGCCGGACGGCGGGCCGGGCGTGCTCATGGCGAACGCATAGGCGTTGTCCGCCGTGTCGGGACCGGCGTTCGAGAACGCGCCCTCAATGGAGTCCCAGGTGGCCGGGGGGATGATCTTGGCCTCGTCCAGGAGGTACAGCAACTCCTCGGCGTGCGCGCCCTCGATGCGCTCCGGCTGGTTGCTCGCCACGGCGGTGGCCGCGCCGTGGGTCAGCTTCAGCCGGAGGTCCAGGAGCTCGGTCCGGGGGTTGAACGGCGCACGGCCCAGCGTGGTGAAGTCGATCCGGCCCGCCCACTTGTGGATCTCGGGCCACAGGTAGACCTCCAGGTGACGCCAGGCGCTGGCCGTCGTGATGATCTTCCAGTCCTTGCCCGCCAGGTCCCGGGTCGTGGCGAACCAGTTCACCAGGACCGAGCCCATGAACGACTTCCCGAGGCCGTGAGGGCCACGCACAGCCACGCGGCGCTGGACGGGGAGGGCGTCCAGAACCTCGCCCTGGTAGCCCGCCAGCTTCACGTTCAGGCACTCGTCCGCCCACGCCACCGGGCTGTGCATCCAGCGGGACAGCCGGGTCCGGCTGAGCACCTTGGCCGCCAGGTCGATCTTCACCGGTAGCTCCTCCCCATCACGCGCTCGAACTCGGTCACCGTGGCGGCCGTCCGGGCCGCCCTCGTCCGGCGGCTCTCGCGCGCCCTGGGGGAGCGGCCCGGCCGCCAGTGTTCGCACCCGGTGGCAACCGGCACCAGCTCCCGGCACGCGCCGCACGGCCGGTGCGTCACGCCTCGGTCCCGGTCACGTCGATGGACGCGAGGTGGGCCTGGATCAGCGCCGGGACCATCGCCTCCTGTTCGGGCGTCAGGTTCAGTCCGGCCAGGATCAGGGTCAGCCGGGACGCCACGATGTCGCCCCACTTCTCGGCCATGCCGGTCAGGCGCTCGCTGATGCCCATGTCGTGGGCGGTCTTGGCGAACTTCACCACGCGGTCCCGCTCCTGGGCCTCCAGGGCCACCAGGGCGCGGACCTCCTCGCTGACGGCGTAGATGTGGCCGTCCTTGCCCGCCGCGCCGTACCGGTAGCCGATCAGGCCGGAGCCCTGGACGTGCTCGCCCTGGCCCGCCTGGAGGCCGTCGCGGTCCGGCTCCGGCGGCTCGTCCGTCACCACCTGCTGGCGTAGGAGCTCACCGTAGGCGGCGGCCCGGAGCCAGGTCATCTGGAGCATCCCGAGAACGGCCATGCTGGCGTCCAGCGGCTGGCCGCCGTGCGGCGCGCCGATGGCGGACCACGCGGTGATCCGGGCTTCGCCCTTGGCGCGCGCCACGTCCGTCCGGTGGCCGCTGTGAATCTTGCAGGTGTCCAGGCCACGAACGGCTGGAGCGTGGCACTGTCCCCGGCCTTTGCTCCGGTTCTTGGTGCACTCCAGCCGCTCGTGTTCGTCGCACCACCGGGCGTTCCCGGGGTTGTTGTCCTTGGTCAGGCCGGGGGGTCGGGTCATGCTGTCACTCTACCTTGCAGTCAGGGGGCATCTGACCTCGGAGCCGTGACAGTGAAGTGTCAGACGCACCGAGCCCCCGGCCTGGACGGGGAGGTCAGGGGCCGGGGGCTCGGGCTGGACGGCTCCCCACTGTGTCCCGGGACGGGGGAGCCGCAAGATCAGGCTACCGCTTGCGGAGGTGAGCGCGCTGGCCCGAGGTCAGCACCAGCTTGCCCTTGTTCACGTAGGGGTTCATCAGGGTCCGGCTGTTCTTGCCGACGTGCCCGAGCGCGAACTGGTGGCCGAGCTCGTGGGCCAGGAGCCAGGTCCGCCGGGAGTCGTACCGGTACCAGCGCTTGTACCGGCTGTTCATCGCCTTGCCGGTGTCGATCATGATGGTGCTCCCCTGGCTCCAGCCGACCGGCCCGGACTTCCAGGCACCCACCCGGCCGGACCGGACGGTGACGCACCGGTACGCCTTGCCGGAGCACCGGCTGACCATCCGCATGTCCGAGGCCGTGTACCGGTCCAGCCAGTTGACGGCGGCCGACACCCGCCAGGCGCGCGGCGAGATCCGGTCCACCACCTCGATCACGCGCTTACTCGGGGGCGGCGGCCCGGCCTTGCTCCAGTCGATGGCGAACGCCACCGGCGTGGTCGTGGGAGCGGCGGCGGCCGGGCTGGGCGCGGCGCTCAGGCCAGCCACCAGGCTGGCGATCATCATCAGGATGCGGATCAACAGGGTCATGGTTCGGTCCTCCTCGTCGTGTGCCCCAACCTTACCGTCAGGGCTGTGATGTCAGTGTGAGGTGAGCGCGAGCCCGAGGCCCGCCAGGGACAGCACCACCAGGCCCAGACCGGCCGCCACGCACACGCGCGCCCATAGCGGGTCCTTGCGCCTGGACCGCACCGTGGCGGCCCACGGCGGCCGTCCTGGGCTGACGTACGCGGCCTCGCTGTCGATGGGCGGCGGGGGAGGGGGAGCGCCCCAGGCGGCCATCAGCTCCAGCGGCTGGGGGCCGACTCGCGCCACGCCGGGCCGGTAGCCGGTGGCGGCCATCTTCTCGTTCACCATGTCGATCTCCAGGGTTGGTTCGGGTGGTGCGGGCCGGGCGGCGGCCGGGTCTCCCCGGCCGCCGCGCCGGTCACTTCTCGTAGCACTTGCTCCAGTCGGTACCGGTCTTGCTCACGTCGGCCAGGATCGGCACGCCGCGCCACTCGAACGAGAGCGCGTCCACCACGGTCCGGCCGATCTCCTCGGCGTGCTCGGCCGGGACGCTGAGCACGATCTCATCGTGGATCTGAGCCCGGAGCATCGGCAGGATCTCGGCCGGGAGCCGGAGGAGCCCGGTCATCATGATGTCCCGGGCCGCGCCCTGGCCCATCAGCGCCGGACCCTGGGTGTGGGCGCGCTGGGGGTCGGCCCGCATCATCCGGCCGAACCCGTTGTCCATCAGCGCGCCGCTCTCGGCCAGCGCCCGAACCTCGGTCTGCCACTCCACGAGCCGGGGGAAGCGCTCGTACATCGACCGGTCGAACTGGCGGACGATGGCCGGGTCCAGGTCGTTGCTCTCGCTGATGGCCTTGATCCCCCGGCCGTAGTTCCAGCCGTGGCCGATCGGCTTAGCCACCTCGCGCATCCCGGGGTCACCGAACAGGAGCCGGGCGATCTCGGCGTGGGGGTCCTCGGACATCAGCATCTGGATATAGCCCTGGTCCTGGCTCAGCCCGGCCACGGCGCGCATGTCCACCTGGCTGAGGTCGGCCGAGATCAGCACCTCCCCCGGGTCGGGGAGGAGGACGGCCCGTTCCACGTGACGGCCGCCGCGCTTGCCGAGCACGGTCAGGCCGGGCGAGGTGACGGACCAGCGGCCGGTGGCCTGGTCGAACCCAATCCGGGGGTGGACCCGGCCGTCCGGGCCGAGGTTGTCCGAGAGCGTCTGGTAGACCGAGCGCGCCCCGACGATCCGGTACACGTTCTTGGCGATCTCGCGGACGGCCGGGAGGTGGCCGTACTCCTGGGCCAGGTGCTTCATGTGGTCGCCCGAGGTGTCCAGGTCACCGGACCGGCCGGTCCGCCACAGCGAGGTGGCACCGGCCGCGCGGAGAGCCGCCTCCAGCGCCTCCTTGCCGCCCTTGCTCGCCAGCGGCGACTTGTACGGCTTGCCCTTGGCGTCCGCCAGCGGGATACCGGCGTGCTCGGCCAGCCAAGCCAGGCTCTCGGCCTTGCGCTGGTTGACCTCCTCCACCCGCTGGGCGAGGAGCGGCTGGTCCACCAGGAACCCGTTGTAGCTGATCTGGGCGGCCAGGGCGGCCACGCGGTGCTCCCGGACCAGGTACTCCGGCACGGTGCCGCCCAGCTTCTCCAGGAGCGCGCCGTAGAGCGCCCGGCTGGCCTCCACGTCCCCGGCCATGTACCGGATGAACTCGGCCGCGTCGGCCGCGCGCTCCGGGTCCGGGTCGCTGGTGTCCCACGGGATGCCGTCCCAGCCGCCATACTTCTTGGCGAGCGCGCCCGAGACCTCGGACAGCTTCTCGCCCACGCCGTACTGGTCCACCAGACGGCCCAGGTCGTACTTGCGCGTCTGGTCCACGCCCTTGTCCCGGGCCATCGGCGGGTCGATGAACCGCGCGGCCAGGAGGGCATCGAACAGGCGGCCGTCAGCCGCGAGCTGGTGCACCTCGGCCATCGTCAGCGCACCGGCGCGCACCAGGGCGGGGAGGTCGAATCCCATGATGTTGTGGCCGGTCACCACCTTGCCAGAGCGGATGGCCTGGGCGGCCAGCGCGGTGGCGGCCGGAGTCCCGGCGGCCGTGATGACCGAGCCGGTCTCCCGGGCGGCACCGGCCAGCCGGATGTACCCGGCCGGGTCGGCCTTGTAGAGGTCCCCGGCGTCGCCGGTCTCCAGGTCGAACGTCACCACGCCGGTGGGCTCGATGTCCGTCTCCCCGCCGGTCAGGTCCGAGGCGTCCGCGCCGCGCGCCTCGCCGTGTTCGTTGTACGGGGCGGGCTCCGGCTCCATTGACGGTGGAGTGTCAACCGGCTCCGGATTCGGGGTGACCGGCGGGGGCGTGGGCTCGCGGTCCGGGTTCTCGTCGGTGGCCGCGTCCTCGCCCTCCTCGTACACCTTCCACAGGCTCACGTGGCCGTGGGCGCTCCCCTGGCGCTCGATCCACAGGCCCTCGTACCGGCGGCCCCGGAGCCGGGAGTACGCCTCGCCCAGCGCCTTGCCGTAGCCCTTGTCCGAGGGGTCGTCCAGCTTGGGCGGGGCCATGTACCCGGCCGGGTCGCTCAGCGCCTTCTCGCGGACCTGGGCCGTGCGGAACGGATCGTCCCCGAACAGCTCGCGGAGCCAGCGGAGGTGCCCCATCCAGTACTGGGTGTCGAAGTCGCTCTCCGAGCGCCAGACCTTCAGGTTGTCCAGGAACCCGGTCAGCCCGGCGGTCTCCACGATGCCGCCGACGATCTTCTCCCAGACCTCGAACGAGCCGAACGACACGCCGCGCTTGGGCCGGGGCGCGCCCTTGGCGAACCAGGCCCGGACCAGCGTCAGGATGGCGGTCATCAGCTCGGCGCGGTGCTTGCGCGTCCAGCTCCCCAGGTCGAGCCCGGACTGGCCGGGGTGCCGGAAGGTCTCGGCCGGGCGGTCCTGGGGGTTGGCGTACCGGGGCCGGAGCGCGATCCGGTAGACCCGGCGGGTCACGTCGCCCTTGACCTGGACGTTGTTGCCGAGGCTCATCCAGGTGATGACGTTCGGGAAGTTCGCCATCGTGCTGACGCCCAGGATGCGGTCCTGCCAGGTGGCGGCCGTGAGCGCCTGGGCCAGGGGAGCGCCCTCCACCACGTGGGCCTCATCGAACACGAAGAACTCCGCGCCGGTGCGGAACGCCGAGGTGATTTGCTTCCGGAGCTCGTCGGCCTCGCTGACCCAGTTCATCGGCTCGGCGGCCTGGCCGGTGTAGACGGTCAGGAGGCTGTCCGCCAGGAGGTTCTTCCCCACGCCCATCTGGAGGCCGTCGATCACGGCCAGCGGGACCTTGGGGACCATGCCCCGGATGGCCGGGGTGACGATCAGCGCCAGCACGTTGGCCCGGTCGGTGTCCGAGTCGAACGGGAAGTCACCCAGCCACTCGGTCAGGATGAGCTCGCGGGCCGCCTCGATCTCGGCCGGGGTCGGGTCCTCGGGCACCTTCAGTCCCTCGAACGCCGGGTCAGGGATCAGCATGGTCCGGGTGGCCTCGTCGTACCCGGGCTCAGTGACCACGGTCCCGTCCTCGCGGACGAACGGCGCGTGGGCGATGCGGTCCAGCTTGGCGAACTGGTCGGCCCGGCTCATGGTGGCCGCCATCGTGCCGGGGTCCGGCCAGGAGAACGTGAACGTGGTCCCGTTGGCCCCCTCGTTCTTGTTCACCGTGCGGGCCGTCTCCTGGATCAGGTCGTGGAACGAGCCCCGGTCCACCGGGTGCATCCCGTCCGCCTTGCGGCGGCTGATCACGCCACCGTGACAGAACAGCTCCACGGCGTTCCAGCGGTCCAGGAGCGCACCAGCCAGCGCGTTGATCACGTCGTAACGGTCCTCGTTCACCACGATGGTGACCCGGCCGTCCGAGGTGCCGCCCGGCTCCTCGCCGCGCTTCTTGCCCTTGGGCTTGGCGTCGGCGGGCTTGGGCTTGGCCCCCGAGACGATGCGGGCCAGGTAGTCCGCCCGGCGCGCCTCGGGCCGCTTTGACAGAACATCGTCAAGGCCCGCCTTGCCGCCGCTCCCGGGGAGGCGGCCGAACGTGACCCGGGTCGCGCCCTCCATCGCCAGCGCCTCGGCCAGCGCCAGCCCGGCCTCGTAGACCTGGGGGTTGTCGGCCGCGTCGGCGTCCAGGATGACCACCACGTCCCGGCCGTCCGCCACCATCAGGTCCGGGATCGGCTGGCCGTCGATCTGCCACATCCGGCACCCGGCCATGCCGTAGACGCCCACGCCCTCCGGCGCGTACGTGGCGGCGGCCAGGCATTGCTTGGTGCCCTCCACCAGGAGGATCTTGGTCGCGTTCTCCACCGGCCGGACGGCCCACAGGACCGGGGTCATGTCCTTGCGGAACACGTACTTGCGCTCACGGCCCCGGTTGTCGGCCGTGGG